CGGGTATTTATAGTGTTTTTATAATATTTTTATTTTATTTTAAATTAAAACTATACTAAACTTCTTTTTAATACTATTAAATTTAAATAAGAAAAGAAAAGCCAAGAAAAATTGAAAGAGCAACTAAAAGGAAATAGGCTCATTTAAGGCTTGGTCGAACTGCCGAAGGCCAAGTGTTTGCTGCAATTAAACCTTGTGCCACCAAAATCTTACGCTGAGCCAACGGCAAATGTAATTTTAGTGGAACATATGGCGTAATTCGCAAATGTTTTGGCCTCATATCTATTTCGCGATAAGTAAAATCACGTTCAGTGTCATGGTACTCATAGCCAATGGCATCAAGCGGGGTATCACCAAGTCCTCCAATAAACAACTCGCGATAAATATGTGCATTATTGCCTGCATAAGTGTTGGTCCAGTCGGTACCAACTTGATGGTATGCTCCAGCATCTTGAAACGTTCCCATTAGTTGTCCAAATGCATTGTAACTATCTGCTACGGTATAGATTATGTCCTTAACCTTAACGGCTAATTTAAGAACATAATCTGTACCAGAGGAGATAGATTTCCACACATCAACAACCGAATGGGCACCATCAATGGTTGGGCCAGCAACACCTGGCGCTGGTCCATCTATAAAATAATCTATACCATACAAACCAGGTTTATGAAAAAGAAAACCTTCACCATATTTGGCTGGGTTTTCCACATTCATGTCAATTAACGAAAACGGCAACTTGCCATAATAAGGCACGGCATCAGTAACTATTTGGTTGGTATTGCCAGCGGCGTCAACAGATAACAAAGATTGCTGAGCAGTAATGGCTTCCAAATTAGGGCGCCACTGCGGTGTAAAGAAATCTATGTCATACTCAACCCAACATTCTAATACATTCATTGCTGTTGTAGTAGAATGAACTATGAGTTGGAAAGTTCCAACATCATAAGTTTTCAAGTCTAAATCACCATCAGGCACTAACGCTCTGACATATTTTTTGGGACCTATAGCATGCATGGCTGCTGAGTCGGCTTCAATATAAGTACCTTGCCAAACTTGGCAACGCACTGCACCATCATAGCCGGCCAACTGCTCATAACTAGCTGCAGGTGGATCCAAAACATCGTAATCAAATGCCATAATATAAGAGCCAGAAGTGCTAGTTGAACGAGTACTTAGCACGTAGACACGCAATTTTCGGAACCTGTAAGATTCAAAATTAATTGCGATAGCGTGCAACCACGGAAACATTTCCTCCAAACCAGGATTAATTTCCGCAGAATACAAGTCAACATCACCACCAGTAGTGCCAATGCTTTTAAACAACTCTCGGTGCTTAACATTAACAGCGCCGATTTTTGTTTTATTAATCACTGGCTTATCATATTTGACAGCCTGTGCAATTGCAGCAGGCACCAACAATTCATTACCAAATGGTGATGAATTGGGTGCTAAAGCTCGCATGGCCTTGCCATTGTTCTTATTCTTAAGAGCCATAACAACAAGCTTCTTATTCTTGTTACTCTTGCTCATTCTCAAGGCTTTATTTATTTAATGAGGTCAATTTCCAACTATTTGGGCCGATTAGGCACAAACTTTCTTTTTCCAAACTTCTGCTTAGAATATAAACCAACCTTATTTTTAGGTTGGAACTTTGGTTTTTGGGCGGGTGCCACAGCCACCCTCTCGCCATTAATAACAACTTCCTCTGCCACAACCGGAGGCAAGGGCTCGTAAATTAATGGTGTGAAGAGTAGTTGTTCCAAAGTTTGAGCGGTGTCCAAAAAATTAAAGTACCTCCGCAATTCTAAGCATTCTGGTAAATAAGCCGCCATCCACCCATCAATATTCCTGTTGGGATACTGCAAATCTACATCCATCCAAGAATTCCACACCAACTCAGAAAAAATTTCTTTTGGTATGGTGTATCCAACACGCTTGGCCAATTCGCAAACTTTAAGCACAAACACTCCTATTAGTGGAGTGTTGGCATCAGTTAGGGAATAAGCCCGACATTTTTCGACCAATTTGTCGACGTTGGTAACACCAGTAATATGATGTGTGGTATGGAATTTTGAAAGGGTTTTAAACAGGTCACAACAACTGTCCGGCATGCCTGTCCAGACATATGGTGAATAATAACGTGACAAAAACTTCACACCTTCCTTATCTCGTTCAATGACCTTTACATCCAAGACCTGACCAACCATTTTGGCTGCAACATTAGCAGCCTGCGCAGGGAGGTCAGGGGTTAGACCATCGTCACCGCCATATATGCCCAACTTCTTATAGGCATAATCTGGAGGAAGGTTTAGCTTACGCCAAGCTAAAAATGTGATGAACGCATTATCAATGGTGTTCATAACACTAGTTTCAGGAGAACCTGAACAACGTGAAGTTCCAGTATCATAAGTGGTACCAAAAGTTGCATGCGCTTTCAAATACATGGTATTGTCCAAAATAATGGACAGTTCATTCCTATGTTGTGGGAAAGCAAACATCCAAACTTGCCTTTCCAAAAGTCGAAGGGCATTAGACAAATGCCCATCAAATTTGGAATAATCAGTAACAAGCACATGTGCACTTAACAGACAAATGTTAGACACTTCATTGGCAATGCTTTCCGGTGTCTGGCCAAATGCATAAAAGTTCTTTAATGCTAAAGCATCCGCCAATGCGTAGGTGTAGCAAGAATAATCTCTCTTATGTGGTCCAGTCACAGTACTTATTACACGTGGTGGTGTTACTTTCATGTAGGCCTCGGCTTTGGCAAATGCCTGAATTATTCGCTGGTCGCGTAAAAATTCGGCACGCTTAAGAATGACACGCTGTGATGGTCTATCTTGCCGTGCATAAACTTCTTGAACATCACATGGAATCAAATCAGTAATGTTTAATTGTTGCACGAACTCATCGATGACTTGAGCCAAAAATTTAGTGATCACAACTTCACTAGTAACTTCTTTAACTCGCTTCAACACCATCGCTTCTTCGTTGTTTAAACACTTGTCCGGAGCAAAAGCACCTTCAACAAGCGGTGACATAAAAGCAACAAGCGATGGTTTGGCTTCACAGTCAAACTTGCCGGGATAATATTGGTATCTACGAACAGACTTATCAACAGGGAAAACAGTCATGGGTTTATCAAAATTTTGTTCTCGATGATAATCTAGTAGCATGACACACTGGTCTTTATCCAATTTGGTCAATGTTTCAACTTGGTTTACTACCAAGTGAATGCCACTATTTTTCTCCATCAAGGACAGAGCGTTATCATGTTTTGAACTAATGGTTGCTTCCAATTGTTGATTAGGTTTACCTGTACTAATATAAATTCCCCGCTTGGATACTATCTCAAGTCGGAGAAACTTACCTTGCACTACCCTAAGTCGTTGGAGGGTTTGGCCATCCAAGAAGTAAGTTACAATGGCAGGAATACCAACCCATTTACGCAATGGAGTTAGTAAAATAACTTCATGATTATCACTAGTTAACCTTCGATCAACCATGTAAGTTGCCGCCATAATGCAGAGGCCCAAGAAATAGCGTCTAACTATAATACAGTCAAAGCCGTACGCCCACACTGGGTGGATATAATGTCCGCCCCCAGCCACCTTATAATCTACTTGATTATAAGCATCAAATGTGAAGTGGTAATCGGCAAAGCTGCCAGCCACAAAATGTGGCTGAAAGGTGTAGATGAGGATTGGCTTGAAGTGCCATAACAAAAAGGCTGGCATATCAATATATTGGTCAACATCAACCATGTGAACTAACGTATCAACTTTAAGTTCCATTAAAGAAGGCAAGGTTTGTAAGTCCTTAGCCCAATAATAGGTTCTTGATCCATCTTGATTTAAACGTTGTTCCTGTGCCGAATATTGTACGGCATAAGGTTTTAATCCTAGGCTCTTAGTAAAGGTGTTCATAAAAAGGCGCGCTGTGGTTCTGTCGCCTGCTGCTGTCCCATGTGTATGGCCCTTGACAACAGTTTTGGCGACATCATCCATAGTTGAGAATTCTTTTCTCATAACCTCAACTGGCATAACAGAAGTTATGCCAGTACTAGCCAATAACTTTGACACTAAATATTGTAAAGTTATATCCTTCCACCAACAGTAAACATACGTTGTTGCTGCTGTGGACATAGCTAAAGAGACATAAAGTTTCGTTCGTCGACTCAACATCTCAATTGCAAAAACTTTTTAAACCAATAATTTAATATTGG